CCACGAAGGCTATAGTCTATTACCACGTCAGGACTGACGTTGGTGATGTTCTACAGAATCTAGGACTCGATGCCAGCTCTCTACCAAAGGGTCTCTGGGCAACGGTGAAACTTTCCTTTATGGTTGACAGGTTTCTCAACGTGTCTTCCATGCTGGACGGTCTCACTCGCGTCTTTGACCCTAATATCGTGATAGAGGGAGGTTGTTACACGGTTGTTACCAAAACAATCTCGACAACCCAGCTCATCTCGGTAGATCCAGTCCAAAACTGGTCCATCCACTGTGCTGGTGATCCTATCATACGTGAACGTACGGAAATCCTACGATCCGCTTGGTATCCATCGGCCGTCGATACTCTTCCCCCTCTGAACTTTGGAGGGTTGGTAAGTTCGGCAAATAGAGCGGCAGATCTTGCTGCGCTGATATCTCAGCGTCTCATGAAATGTCTTCATTAAGACCTCGACTAGGAACATATCCATGTCCCTCTCCAACGCTGGCATCGTAACTGCCCCGTCTAGTATTGCGGCTACAGGTGGTACGGCACTGAATTTCTCCAGTGTCGGGTCCCCTTCCAAGGGAAAAGTGTCTTTGATTGTCACGGCCGATACCGATCTGCGTCTCCGCAGAACGATCGACGTGTCAGCCTCGGCACCGACCGTCAACGCTGGCGCCCCCAACGGGTATTCTCAAGCTCGGGTTCAGTTCCTTTTCAGGAAACCGAAACTCCTTGCTAATGGGAAAATCACGGTTAATACCGTGAGCGTCAATTTTGGCTATGATGTTGAAACAACTCAAGCCGAAATCCAAGAACTCTTGGACGTTGCTTCACAGATGTGCTTCGACGCCGACTTCACCCCAACGGTGAAGTCGTTGTCGATCTCTTAATCTGTGATTACACCACCTGAGGACATTATGAATTTTGAAGATTGGTTTCCGATATTTCACATGATTATTCATGTGCTGTCGGATGTGATAGGCATTCTAATGCCTCTCGCCCACTATCTTCTCTAATCATCGTGTCCTAATCTCAACATAGGTCCCTATATGAGAAAACCGTCTACTAGACGTTCGTCTTTGGATATCGACAGCGTAACCGCAAAGATTCGCTGTCTAATGCTTGATGACTTTAATGATACACATGCCGTCGACGAGCACTACTCTTTCTTTGTTTCCAGACAGATGTCTGGTCTCTTGAAGAAGTTTAAGTCATCGTCCGATCCCGATAGTATAGACACGCGTGCGGTTGCCTTCGAGAAATTTCTCGCTGTTGCTGACCACCTGCGTGACTTTGATCTGGATCTGGACAATGTGCCGTTACGGCCTGGCTCTAGTGGGAACGAGAACTTTCGTGGTTCTGTTCTACGAAAAGCCCGGTCGTTTGTTTTACAGGTCCTCGGCCCTCGCCCTGAAATGGACGAGTGGTTTAGCGCCTGTAAACACGGTCCTAATAGCTCTATTGGCATTTCTTATGCCGATACGGGGAACTCACGTAAGTGGGTTTTCCCTCTGAGCTGTTCGGATGACTGTGCTCCATATGCCGACATGTACTACCGGTGGGATAGCACGCTGCGGGAATCCCTGCAGCGCGCGTTTCCAGATGCGAACCTTCGCTCTGGCTTACGCCCCCATCTGGTGTA